CTACTGCAACGATTACAACCACAAGAGCGGGTTACACAAGTGGTTCAGCAACTGTAAGCGGGACATCAGCTTCAAACGTTGCAACACTTTCGTCACTAACGATCTCCGCGGGCACTTTGTCACCCACTTTTGTTTCTTCAACTACTGCCTACACCGCATCGGTTCTAAGTGAGACAAGTACTGTCACCGTTACCCCGACCGTAACTCAAGCAAATGCAACGATTCAAGTGCGGGTTAATTCTGGATCATATGCATCGGTGACTTCAGGTTCTGCATCGGGATCGTTATCACTGAACTCTGGAAGCAACACCATCAACGTTTTAGTTACCGCCCAAGATGGAACAACTTCCACCTACACAGTCACAGTTACCAGAGCTTCATCACTTGCCGTTCCTGCCTTCTCACTGTCATCGTCATCAGAGACGGCAACTGCGGGCGTAGCAATTACCGGTTACACGATCACATCAACTGGCGGAGCTATTGCTAGCTATTCGATTTCACCAGCCATTGGCAATGGCTTAAGTTTTGATTCAGCAACAGGACGGATTACTGGAACGCCTACCGCTGCCGCGAACTCAGTTACTTACACAATCACAGCACGTAATGCCGCAAGCCCTGATGCCACTCAGACCTTCACGATAGGAGTTAATTTCGCTCCCATTGTCTGTTCAGGTGGTGGTTCATTAATTATTTCCGGTACCACCGTTACTACTGACTCAGACTGTCGAGGATCGGCAGTCGTACCACTTGGTGTGACTGCAATTGCAAATTTTGCTATAAACAACCCAAGAATCTCGTCAGTTAATCTTCCTAAGACTGTGACTTCAATTGGTAATGGAAGAATAAATTTGAACACAGTGGTTACTCAAAATTGTGGAACTTCCGGAACCTTTCGAATAGCTCAAGCCGTTCCTTCTGGTTGGGTCGCGGTAACTAAAAATAACTCGTGCAACGGGGATGTCGTAATTCCTGAAGGTGTCTCGAGGATTGATCCGTCTGTATTCTATGTAACAGAAGTCATTTCAGTAACCCCGCAGATAAAAAGTCTCTCCTTGCCTTCCACTTTAGTCACGATTAGTGATTTCGCTTTTCGAGGTCAACCTCTTACTTCAGTAACTATTCCCGCATCAGTGTCGATAATTGGTCAGTTAGCATTTTCAATTAGATCGAACACTCTAAAGTCAGTCACATTTCTAGGAACCGGAACAAGTCGACCACTTACCATCGGTAACTTTGCATTTCAGTACTCGCCAATGACATGCATTACCCTTCCTCCTAATTTGGCAAATCTTTCATCCACGACTTTCGTCAGTGTAGATTCTTTGCGTTGTGTTAATTTTTTAGGCAATGCACCAACAGTCAACAATAATCCAAATATTAATTTGGCTTTTACCTCTGCGACCCCTCCTACTGCGTACATCACTCCTACTGCATCGGGATTTGCTCGAATCAATCCACCTAACGTGTGGAATGGAATGCCTGTTGTTACCGGGCAAGGTGCTTGTATTGATTACGTAGCTGGTACAGGTGGAACTGGTACTGCGCCAGCGACACCGGCAAGTGTTCTTGTTGGTTTAACTTTTGTAACGCCAACTAACAGCTTTACTCCACCAACCGGTGCCAACTTCGCTGGTTGGAGCGATGGAACAAGTACCTTTGCCGAAGGTGCAACGTACCCGGCAACGGGAACTGTTTCTGGAAACATCACGCTAACCGCGTTGTGGAGTTACGGCAGTTTCGACGTGACATTTAAAGCGAACGGTGGAGTTGGATCTGATGTTACGCAGTCAGGTAATCAAGCTGCGAATTTAAGATCCAATTCATTTACTCGAAGTAATTACAACTTTTTAGGCTGGAATACAGCTGCTGACGGAAGTGGCACTCCGTATACCAATCAACAAAACTATCGTTTTCGATCAAGTATCACCCTGTTTGCCCAATGGGCTAGATCGATTACATATAGCAATGCAGGTGCAGACACTGGTACACCATCTCGCGCCAGTGATGATTGGATCAGCGGAACCATCAAGTTTCCAACCGTAGGGACAATGGTGAAGGCGGGTTACACCTTCGGTGGTTGGACAGAGACTTCGGGCGGTTCAAACCCGGTATCCAACTCGTATGCACCATCAGCAACCACCCAAACCCTGTATCCGATTTGGACAGCCAATGTCTACACGATTTCATTTAATGGAAACGGCGCAGCCTCAGGAAATGTTCCTGCAAATAAATCATGGACAACGGGAAGCGCGGCAACTGCTCTTGGAGGAAACGCAGGAACACCAGTACTTGCTAAATCTGGTTACACATTTGGTGGTTGGGCAACTAGTGCAAGTTCTACTACCGCAGTTACAACGTACGGAATAATCCAAAATCAGACTTTCTTTGCAATCTGGACGCCAGTTACATACACGATTACTTATGACCTGAACTATGTTGGATCTCCAGCACCACCAACTGAAGCATCAAAAAATATTTACAACACCTTTAACTTGGCAGCAAAACCCACACGTTCTGGCTGGGAGTTTGGTGGTTGGTCGGATACAGCAACTGCTTATGCAGAACTAACGCCGTACACCATCACTGTAAATACGCCCACAGCACTCACTCTTACAGCGCAATGGATTCCATATTTCACTGTGGAATACGTTTTAACTGGCTCTACATCATCTGTTACTGGTGAAGGCACTTACCAAAGCGGAACAGTTGTCCAATTAAGTGGCGAGCCAACGCGCACTGGTTACAGGTTTGCGGGTTGGCGAGATAGCACCGGTCAAACACGAAACGCTTCTACTAATTTTACGGTGATACAAAATTCGGTACTAACTGCGCAATGGACACCGATACCAATCACCATTACCTATGCAATGAATAGTGGAACAAGCACTCGTCCTACCCAGCCAGACCTAAATTATCTAACTCCTTTTACTGTTGCAAAAACCCCAACAAGAGCTGGATATACATTTGATGGCTGGAGTGATGGCACACAAACATATCTTGAAGATCAGAGTTACATTGTGGGTACTTCAAACATTACATTGACAGCGCAATGGACCGCTATTTCTTACACTGTTACATACGATCTTGGCGGCGGTCAGCTAAACACTGTACCAACACAAGTCAACCGAACTATTGGACAAGACTTCACAACCAGCAGCTCGACTCCAACCAAACTTGCCCGTGTCTTTAGCAAATGGTCTGATGGGACGAATCTGTATAACGCAAACGCCACATACACAATGGGTGCAGGCAACGTAACTCTTACGGCAGTATTCATCCAAAACGGATACACCTCAATTACTTATCTACCTAACAACGGTGTTGGCACTACTCCAACTAAAGATGCACAACTTGAGGGAACTTCCTTTGCAATTGCTGATGGATCATCTCTATCTAGATCTGGCTTTGTATTTACTGGCTGGAGTGATGGAACAAATGTCTATCAGCCAGAGGCAGTGTATGAAGTTGGTTCATATCTAAACCCCATCTCATTAACTGCCCAATGGACAGTGGTCTATAGCGTGAATTACTCCCGTGGCACCGGTAGCGGCACACCTCCAACAGATCTGGTTGCATATCGGACTGGAGACACCTTTGAAATCGCAGCTGACACAGATTTAACAAATCCAGGCTTTACCTTTGCCGGTTGGAACGATGGCACAACAACTTATCTAGTTGGTGCGACCTACACAGTTGCTTCAAGCAACATTACATTTACAGCCCAATGGACAGCTGTCCCGGTTTCAAACATTGAAAAACCTCGTGAAGTTTGGTCAACTTACTTCAATAGCAATGGCGCAGATTCAGGTAACGCACCAGATGGCATCGGCGTATACGAAAATTCAAATGCCGCGATTACCCTTCCCGGAAACATCGGCAGTTTGACCAATCCTGCAAACAAGCAACCTATGGTCAAGAGTGGATTTACTTTCGAAGGCTGGTCGACATCAAGAACTGGCGTGACCCCATTACCGTCACGCTTTACCCCAACAGGGAACTCAACTCTGTATGCAATTTGGAAAGCTGTTGCGTCCGTAACACCAACACCTACTCC